TGCCCGCGGTGAGTGGTTCGTTGTTGTAGATACAGACTTCGAAAATGGGTTTGTGTGGGGTGTCGATCAAGACGGAGGCGAGCAGGAGATCGCTATAGACTCTATAGACGATATAAGCGAGAGCTTGGCTGACATGGTTAGCCGTGACTGGTCGCCTATGCTCAACACGTTGACTATAAAAAAATAAAAAAAAATATACTTTTATCCTTGACTTTTAACTTAAACTGTGCTATACTTAGATATGAAAAATAATAAAGACTTTGTCCTCTACGCTAAAGCTAGCGTGTTCCCTGTCGGCCATGAAAATCATGGCAAGCGTCTCCTCATGGAGCGTGGTTCTGTTGCCTTCCTTGAGGCAAAATGTGCAATGGCTCGCATCAAGCCGTCAAAGGTCGGCATCGTGTCAGCTTGGTTCTGGCAGAATGTTCTTAAAGAGGAACTAACAATTCCTCACAAGGGCTAAAAAAAAATAAAAAAGATCTTGCGTTTAACTTGAACTTGTGGTATAGTAGAGACATGAAAATAACTGATATAGATATAAACGACAATGTAACTTTCAAGCATGGCGATAACTTGGAGTTTGTTGACACGGGCGTTGTGTTTCACATTGAAGACAACTGCGTACACGTTGAGGTCAAAGAATTAGATGAGGTCTTCGAAGTAGTAGAGGAGGAAATCTTAGAGGCTTGGTTCTAAAAAAAAATAAAATAAATACTTGCGTTAAATAAAAATCTGTAGTAAACTTAAATCATGAAAACAAAAGAAATGTTAAAAATCGAAGCCACCATCAAAGCAACTGAAAGCCTTGTGCAGTGGATCTCTGAAAGCAACCAACTATCCGATAAGGAAAAGCAGGAGGCAACACTTAAGCAAATGAGACAGCTCAACGCTCTCATAGCCGCGGCAAAAAACACAAACGAAAAACTTGGGTTCTTTGCTAGAAAATTCAACGCTAGTATAGCCGCTGTCAAAAAACTAGAAATAACAAAATAAAAACTTGCGTTAACTTTAAATTCAACTATACTTACATC